ATTTAATTTGGTCGTATGGCCAAAATCGTTGAAACACAAAGATATTAACGACATGATAATTGCAGGAAAAAGTAAACTAGAGGTGCAAACTCTTATAAGTAATAACACATATTGCGGACTAACAGCATTACAACACATTAACAATTGGAAGAAGGTATAAATGGTAACAGAATCAGACTTGTATGTAACTAAGCGTGGAGATAAGGGAAAAGAATCATTAAACATTGATAAAATTCATTCAATGGTTGGGTATGCAACAGAGGGTATTACAGGTGTTAGTGCTTCTCATGTAGAAATGAATAGTGGTATACAATTCTTTGATGGTATTAATACAGAGGACATACAACAGATTTTGATTAAGTCTGCTAACGACTTAATAAGTTTAGAAAGTCCTAACTATCAGTATGTCGCAGCTAGATTATTATTATTCTCCCTAAGAAAGAAACTATTTCATAGATTATGGGAACACCCAAAGTTTTTAAGTCATATTAAAGTATGTATTGAAAAGGGTATGTATGATAAAGAAATTCTAACTAACTATACTGAAGCTGAAATTGATAGAATGGGTATGTGGGTAGACCATGAAAGAGATTATAATTTTACTTATGCAGGTCTAAGACAAGTTATGGATAAATACTTAGTACAAGACAGAAGCACTGGTGAAATATTTGAAACACCACAATTTATGTACATGATGATAGCAGCAACTTTGTTTGCTCAGTACCCCAAAGAAAGTAGGTTACAATATGTTAAGAAATACTATGAGGCGATTAGTAGATTCAAAATCAATATTCCTACGCCTGTTATGGCAGGTGTTCGAACTCCTCTTAGGCAGTTTGCTTCTTGCGTTCTGGTCGATAGCGATGACACTTTGCCTAGTATCTTTAGCTCCGATATGGCTATTGGTAGCTATGTTGCCCAAAGAGCTGGTATTGGAATCAATGCTGGTAGAATTAGAGGCATCAACTCGAAGATTCGTGGTGGCGAAATACAACATACTGGCGTCATTCCATTTCTCAAAAAGTTTGAGGCGACAGTTCGCTGTTGTACCCAAAACGGAGTTAGAGGCGGATCAGCAACAGTTCACTTCCCAATCTGGCACCAAGAAATAGAAGATATACTTGTTTTAAAAAACAATAAAGGTACAGAGGATAACAGAGTAAGAAAACTAGATTACTCTATACAGATATCTAAAATCTTTTATGAACGATTTATTAAAGATGAAGAAATAACTTTATTCTCGCCACATGAATGTAATGATTTATATGAGGCATTTGGTATGCCAGAGTTTGATGAGTTGTATGAAAAGTATGAAAGAAAAACATCTATTAGTAAAAAGAAAATAAGAGCACAGTCTTTGTTTATGGACTTATTAAAAGAAAGAGCAGAAACAGGTCGTATCTATATTATGAATATAGACCATTGTAATACTCATAGTTCATTTAAAGATAAAGTTTATATGTCAAATCTGTGTCAAGAGATTACATTACCTACTAAACCAATCAAACATATTGATGATGATGAAGGTGAAATTGCTTTATGTATTTTATCTGCTATCAATCTAGGACTTATAAAAGAGAAAGATGAATTAGAAGAACTATGTGATTTATCTGTAAGGTCATTAGAAGAAATTATAGATTATCAAAAGTATCCTGTTAAGGCTGCAGAAAAATCTACTCTTGCAAGAAGAAGTTTAGGTATTGGTTATATTGGTCTTGCTCACTTTCTTGCAAAGAACAAACTTAAATATAATGATAAACAGGCACTTGTATTAGTTGATGAAATTACAGAGGCATTTCAATACTATCTACTGAAAGCAAGTAATACATTAGCAGAGGAAAGAGGTGCTTGCGAGTATTTTGATAGAACTAAATATAGTGATGGCATTCTGCCAATAGATACATATAAAAAAGATGTAGATACATTAGTTAAAAGAAAGAACAGTTATGATTGGAATAATTTACGGAAGAATATTAAAGACCACGGCCTCCGACACAGTACGCTCTCAGCACAGATGCCGTCAGAGAGTAGTTCAGTTGTTTCAAATGCTACAAACGGTGTTGAACCACCTAGAGATTATCTTTCTGTTAAGAAAAGTAAAAAAGGTACTCTTAAACAAATAGTTCCTGACTATAATAGATTAAAGAATTTCTACACATTGTTATGGGATATGCCTAGTAATGAAGGATATATAAATGTTATTTCTGTTATGCAAAAATGGTTTGACCAGGCAATAAGTGGAAACTGGAGTTATAATCCAGAGAACTATAAAGATGGTGAGGTACCTGTTTCAGTAATGGCAGGTGATTTACTAAATACATACAAACTAGGATGGAAAACATCCTACTATCAGAATACATATGACGCAAAATCAGATGTAGATGAACCTACACATTCTGTCGGGTGGCATGATGATGTAAAAGATGACACGAAATCAAGAGAGGAATTTAAAACAGATGAAGAATATGAAGAATATTGCGAGGCGTGTGCTATATAATGAGTAAAGTATTTAACACAGAGCAAGTAGATTGGCTAAAACAACCTATGTTTTTTGGTGCAGAACCTAATACACAAAGATTTGACCAACAGAAATATCCTATTTTTGAAAAGTTAAATCAACAACAATTAGGATTCTTTTGGAGACCTGAAGAAGTATCTTTACAAAAAGATAGAAATGATTTTCAGCAACTATCAGATGAACAGAAACATATTTTTACATCTAATTTAAAATATCAAACACTATTAGATAGTGTACAAGGTCGTGGACCATGTTTGGCATTCTTACCTTTTTGTAGTTTACCTGAACTAGAATCTATGTTAGTTGCATGGGACTTTAGTGAGACAATACATAGTCGTTCATATACTTACATAATGAAAAATGTTTATCCAGACCCAACAGCAGTACTAGATACGATTGTTGAAACACCAGAGATTATGGCAAGAGCTGAAACTGTAACAGAGGCATACGATAAGTTTATTACATATGCTCATCAATATCACTTGAATGGTAAAGGTACTTTAAGAGAAATGAAAAAACTATTATATCTAACACTTATTAATGTTAATATATTAGAAGGTATACGATTCTATGTTTCATTTGCCTGTTCATTTGCATTTGGTGAATTAAAGTTAATGGAAGGTAGTGCTAAAATTATATCTCTTATTGCAAGGGATGAGAACTTACATCTTGCAGTATCACAAAACATCATAAATAACTATCGTAGAAACGAAAATGATGAAGAAATGTTAGACATTATGAAAGAGTGTGAACCACTTGTTTATAAAATGTATGATATTGCTGTTGAACAAGAAAAGGCTTGGGCAACATATTTGTTTAAAGAGGGTTCTATGATTGGTTTAAATGATAAATTATTAAATCAGTATGTAGAATTTATGGCAAACAAGAGAATGAAAGCAATTGGATTAAAAGGACCATATGGTATATCGTCAACTAACAATCCATTACCATGGACTCAACATTGGTTGAATAGTCGTGGACTACAGAACGCACCACAAGAAACTGAAATCGAAAGTTATGTTGTGGGTGGTATTAAACAAGATGTAGAAACAGAAACATTTAAAGGATTTAAACTATGATAAAAAACCCTAATTTAAAAACTGTGTGTGATAATTGTTCTGCTAATTATATTGTGAAACATGATTTAACAGACGATTACATAGAACAGTTTTGTCCATTTTGTGGAGAAGAACACGAGGAAGTAGAAGAACATATAACAGATATAGATGAAAACTGGAACTAATTGGACCTATGAAGGTAAAGTAGTAGAAGAACTTCCAGAAGATTGTGAAGCTTTTGTTTATTTAATAACTAATCTTAATAATGATAAGAAGTATGTAGGTAAGAAGTTAGCAAAATTCAAAACTACAAAGAAACCACTTAAAGGCCGAAAGAATAAAAGACGAGGCACAAAAGAAAGTGATTGGAAAACTTATTGGGGTTCGTCAGAGAAACTAGTTGATGATGTTGAAAAACTAGGTGAACACAGATTCACTAGAGAAATAATATACTACTGTTCTAACAGAGGGACAGCAAGTTATCTAGAAGCACAAGAACAGTTTGAAAGAAAAGTTTTAGAGACAGACGAATACTACAACGGCATTATTAATGTTCGTATTGGTGGTTCTAAAATTTTAAGAGAATCGCTCAAAAAAATATCAAAAAATTAATTTGTCTAAATATGGATAGGTAAAGCTATTTTAGCAATACTTAATCCGAAATTTGATTTGATATCTCAAACTTCACAACACTAAGGCGTGATTATGGCACAGGTAAAAGTCCTAATA